CTATCCGCACCCGGAACGCCGCCCCGGCCGCATCCGTGACGGTGATCGGATCGGTGGGCTCCAGCCGGCAATAATCCCCCAGCAGCGCGATGGGTGCGGTGACCGCGCCCACCGTCTGGTCCAGCAGCATCACATCCGCCACGCCCTTCGCCTCCGCCGGGGTCATCCCGATCGCCATCTGCACCGTGGCCACCGTCCCGGCCGCAGAACTGACCAAGCGGTCGCTATACTGGGTGTCGTTCTGGTAATCATCACTCACGTTGATGTAGGTCAATGCGATCTGCGCGGGCACCTCCAGCTCGTTCGCCTTGCGGAGAGCGAACGGTTCCGGCTGATCGTCCGATACACTGGCTCCGAGGTCAGCGTACGGAATGGTGGCGACGGAAGCGGAACCGCGTGGGCGGAAGTAAATCTTATCGCTCGTCACCATCTCGTAAAAATACGTCGCCATCATCAGTTCCGTGATCGAGCGGGCGGACGATATCTGCGACCACGCCAACGATCTGACCGTACGGGTGATGGAGGATAATCCGGTCACATCGATCTGCCCCGCCGTTAGTCCGGCGCGTAGGCAGATATCAGATTGGACAGATTGGACGGAGGGAGGTGCACTAGTAACAACATCACTAATGACCCCAAGTTTGCCCCGGGAATTTGTCCCGAGACCGTATACAACGGGAATTCCTTCGTATGCCTCCCCGATCATGTGCGACCATCTTGCTGATGCTGGCGGATAACCATTGGCAGCCGTACTTTCTATCTCCATGGTTGATGCATTTATTTTTGTCCACGGTTGGTCAAACGGGGAATGTTCAATTACCCAAACAAAACCGTTCTGATCATAAATCCCGACATGATAAGAGTACCCAAGTGTAGTAGCAAGTGTCAGCGATCCGAGCAGCGCTCCGTCTTGATCATACTTATATAGGACATGCCCACCATTAGCAAATGCGTATATATTGCCGTCACCACCAATAAGTGCACCGATAAGTTGCTCCGGTGCTACCGTCGCCAATGTAGTGATAGCCATTGTGGTCGTATCAGCCCAACCTATTGTTCCGCCAGTTAAACATACGCCATAAACTCGACCTGAAATCCCTGCTGCGTTTCGCAAAAAACGTCCAAATCCTCCGCCTCCTGTGGTATTGGTAGAAGTAGATGTATGAGCAGCCCAGTCAATGTCTGAATATTTTACAACGGAACCAAATCCATAATTGATCCAAACATTTCCATTCTCACCGATTGCTCCATAAGTGAAATATGATCCAACTGTGAAGTGTTGTATTGCGCCTGAAAGATCAACGCGGAACGCTACAGTAGGCGAGACCCCCTGCACAAGTGCGTAACCATTCTCATCGACACCTATTATTGCGTAATTAGTGCCAAGATTTACATTAGAAATTGTGAAATCAATTTCCCCTCGTGCAATGTCGACTAATGATAAATTGTATGCTCCTCCAATATGTGTTGTAGCCCATACTTTTCCAGTTAAATTCGCAGTGGCATACCATGCATCTGAATATGATGGCTCATAAATATCATCTGCACCAGTCCCAGCAACAGATAAAGTAACAGCCCCAGCATCTGTTCCCGCCCCCACCACTTCAAATGTCAGATTCGGCACCTGCCCACTTTGCCCTAACTTCAGTCCTGCAATAAACACATACGATCGTCCACGGTACGCACAGGCTTCTGCCGTGGTTACTGCGGCCTCGTATGTGGGGTCAGGGAGTTGATCGGAAGCACCCGTGTACACCGTGAGCCGCGTCCAGTACTGGGAGGAAACACTGGCGGCCAAACTCCCACCGGTGGCGCTTACATCCGCCGTGTAAATCAACTTACCATTGTTCCAGATGCGGGAGATGCCGATGATCTCATTATCAGTCAACCCAATCAGCGCATCCATATCGTACACGGTAGTCGTGGTGGTGGTCTGCGTTCCTCCGCCCCCACCTTTTCCGCCACCACTTTCCGTCACCGTGGTGGTGCTGGTCGCCCGGCGATCTGTGTTCCACCACATCTGCCCCGCGATCCCCACCGTGCCCTTGATCCAGGGGATCGGTTGGCCATATTCGGAACCCGTCACCCGCAGATCAATTTGTGGCTGGGTATTGGATACCTGCTGGGTCGGCTTCGGAGCCAACATCGAACCGATAGACCAGCCGATCAGCGCGGCATTTAGCGTTCCGCCAACCGCCCATCCGATCCCTGCACCCGCCGCTGCTATAACAATCGCGGCCATTATTCCACCCCCGGCAATGCGTACGCGGCCACAAACCGCTGATTGCGGCTGAACATCAAACGGGTCTCAATCACGCGGGGTGGATTAGAGGCGTTCGACGCGTGGATAATAGACAGTCCGCCGTACCGATACACCCCGAGCAGTCCAAGATGCTGCGGGTCTTTATCCGTGACCAACAAGATCGCATCTCCAGGCTTCATATCCGATTGCTGAACGCGGCGCATGTACTGATCGCACCACTCCCGCATGGTACGACCGTCGGGCGTGGGCGTGTACGCGGGCACGTCAAACGTCTGGGCCACCAAATGACCCTCACGCGCACAGCACACGATCACCCCGGCACAATCCAGCCCCACCCCAGGCTGCCGCCCCATGTGATGGAACGGGGTGCCGATGTAGCTCACCGCGATGCGGACGATTTCTGCCCGAGAGATGGTCATACATCAGACGCCGGTGATTGAGTCAAACTGTTGATCCCCTGCCGGTGCGGCTCGCCCACAAAGTTCAACACATTGTCAAACTTGGTTGCGCAATCGTCCGCCAGTCGCTTCCGGCACCCGGCCACCACGCTGTACGTATCCCCGATCGCCACCGCACCGTACATCGGCAACGCCAGAGTGAACGTACCGTTCGCGGCGTAAGATTTAACCTTGGCCGCCAGCCCGTCATTCGCCCCGCCGGTCCATGTCAGCTCGCCCTCATCAAAATAATTCACCGCTTCGCTCCGCCCCGTATCCTGAAATACCTGCTTGCTGGTCGCTCCGGTTAATGTCCCAGTCACGGTCAGCGCCTGTATCGTGGTCCAGGTCACTGTTCCGTCAGTCGTGGTGCCGTCGATCGTAGTGTTCCAAGAAGGTTCACTACCGTCAGAAGTTCCCGCCGTGGTGCATTTGAAATGCCGGTCATTCGCCGTCGTAGGACGCACCACGCTGCCCGTGGCCGCGTCCCCCGCCGTCCTCGCCGTGTAAGCCGTGGTCGCGGCCCAGATAGGAGGCTGAACCCGCACCGTGCACCGTGTGTCCCCCAAGCGGGCGCGGCAGTTTTTACTGCTCACATCCCCGATAGGCTGCTGCAAGTACTGACGCAGGTCACGCAACTCGACCTTGATCACGTTCTGGAATAATTCAACTTCACCAAACGTCCCCGCCACCAACGTATCTATCCCGTCCGCGATGCTATAGCGATTATAGCGGAAGATGGTGAACGTGGCGTTCCGCCACACACCGCCCAAAATATCTGACGTGGTGAACACCGTGCCGTCGTGTAACGTAGACAGTTCCAAATTACCCACCGCCGCGCTGGCCATGGTCTCAATATTGGACACATCTAGCCCCGGATTCGATCGGTACGTGACACCCGAAACCACATCATCAACGCTATTATTGGTGAACCCGAACACCGTCCCGTCCTCACGCGTGATCTTCAGCGCCGTGGCCATCGTCGTGGTCAACGTGTTGAGGTGCGTGGTGATCGCGGCGGGCAGGGTCTTCATCTAAAACCGTATCTCAATGATCGGAATCGTGGGCCAACTCTCATTGTTGATCAGATGCGTGACCGCCGCCATGTGATCCGTGTCAAAACGGCACGGCACATCGTACTGCCCGACCCAAGATAATGCCTCTCCCGATCCGGGGTAAGAGGAGACCCACGTAATGGTGCCCGTCGTGGTATCGCAGGATATCTGCCCCGCGCCGCCTCCGAACGCCTGCAAACTCCCGCCCCGGTATATGGACACCTGTCCGGAGACGGGTTTGAAGATGATCCTGTCTTTAGGATTCTGGCTCTGGTTGGCAGAATTCACATATCGCTTAAATAATTGGTAGGTGGCGCTTCCCGTGCCCGTCCCGCCCGCGCTGGTCACACTTAAATTCCCCAACCGTCCCCGGTCTGAAGTGACCGAAAAATCCGACCAATCCTTAAACCGCCACCCGTACGTCTCTCCCTCCACCACGTTGAAGAAATCCAACAGGGCGTTGAATTCGGACTGATCCTGTATATCGTGGCCCACCGTGCCTTTACGCAACGCGGAGGACCAGAGCTGGTTACGAAATTCTTTTCCAGATAAGTTCCGACCTTTCTGCGTACTCCACTCCGGACCAAACACCGCG